ATGGTTGAGGCGACCTTCGAACTGGCCTACCCCATCGCAGTGCGCGCCGCGAAGGTGCGCGCTACGGCGGCGGTGGTGAGTGGCGCTATCCCTGTGGCAGACCGGGAAGACTTCGAACAGGAAGGGCTGACCGCCTGCTGGCGTGCCCTCCCGCAATTCGATCCCGCTCGGGCGTCGCTTCGGACATTCATCGAGCGAGTCATCGCCAGCCGCATTGCCTCCTTGGCGCGCACCGCCCGGCGGTCGCCTGCGCGGGTGTCGCTGAATGCAGCCGGCCCGCAGCCAGTCGATTCCGGCGTCGACGTTCAGGAACTCTACACCGACGTTGAGCGGATCGTATCGGCGTTCGAATGCCTCGACCGTCAGTTGATTCTCCTGCTGCTGGAATACTCGCCCGCGGAGGCGGGCCGGATGCTGGGCCTTCCCCGCTCCACGGTCCACGACCGAATCCTCCGCTTGCGCCGCCGATTCGTCGCGGCTGGCTTTGTGCCGACCGGGGCCAGGCCATGAACACCCACAGCATGTCCATCGTGGAAGTGCGGTGCGATGCCGTCCATGTGGGGGAGCGGCACCGCAAGGATCTCGGGGAGATAGAGGTCCTCGCGGCCAGCATCGCGACTGAAGGGCTTCTGCAGCCCATCGGCATCACGGAGGAAAACGTCCTCGTCTTCGGCGAACGCCGGTTGCGGGCTTTCCAGGATGTACTCCGTCGAGAGACCATTCCTGCCCGCCTGGTGCACGTCCGCAGCATCACGGCTGGCGAGTACGCCGAGAACGAGATCCGGAAGGACTTCACGGCGTCCGAACGGGTGGCAATCGGCAAGGCACTGGAGGCCGAACTGGGCAACCGACAGGGCCGGCGCACGGATGTCGAACTTAGGGAAAATTTTCCCGAAGTTGAACAGGGCCGCACCGAAGAAATCGCCGCAAGGAAGGCTGGGTTCGGCAATTACAAGACCTACGAGCAAGCCAAGAAAGTCGTCGACCAGGGCGCGCCGGAACTGGTCGCCGCGATGGACGCCGGGGAGATCTCCATTAACGCCGCCAGCGTAATTGCGACGCAACCCCCGGAACGCCAAGCCGAAATCGTGAAGACTCCGCAGGAGTTGCGCCGCCAGCTCGTGCGGGAGATTCGTGACGCGATTGACCTTCCCACGACGACCGAAGCACGCCGCCTTGCCCGTGAGACCGGGATGCTCGTCGCCGACCGCACCGGCAGGTACCGCTCGGGCGCGTCGGCCGAGGAGCGTGCAGCCACCAAAACAGACCTTGACGCGATTTGGGATGTTACGCGCGGCGTGATGGCGATTGCCGACACCAAACTCGATCCCGGTGAGCTCGCCGCGCGCCTGGAGTACTGGCACTGCCCCGGCATTCGCGCCAAGACCACGGTGGCGATTACATGGTTGACCAATTTTCAGCAAGGACTCGACAACAATGACCAGATTCCATGATTCGGAATTGTCGCGCCGGATTGACGACACTATCCTGGCGCACCTCGAAACCGGTGAGCCGACCGCCGACGAAGTCAGCCAGGACGTGCTGGGTCTCTATGCGGACCTCGTCGGAGAGTACGGCCACGAATTGGCCGAGGCGCAGGTGCGGAGCATCGTCTCCGACCGCATGAAGAAGACCCTGGCTACAAGGAAGGGAAAGTCGCTGCAGCTTCGACTGGACATTCGGTTTGGCTCGCTCGAACCCGAATCCGCGCTCACTTTCCGCGACGATGAGGGAACTGTCCGCTATGTCGCCACGGCCCGGGCAACGGCAGACCACCACCAGCGATATATCGCGTTACTGCATGAGCAGATTCAAGCCGATACCGCGCGACTGAAAACAGCCGAGTGGTTCTACGCCTGGCTGGAGCCGGCCTTTCGCGAACACCCCGGCATCACCACGGCGGCAGCCATCGAGATCCTGGAACCCGAGGGGCAACCCGCCTAAGCACAATGCTGATCGCACCGGGCAACCCTCGCACAACTCCCTGGCGGCACCAGCGCGAGGCGGTGGTATTCGTCCAGCAACTCTTCCGTCGCGGCAAGCGTGGCGCGATGATCGCCGCCGTCATGGGCACCGGCAAATCCGCAATGACGGTGTACCTGTGCGTCGAAGAGGGTTTCCAGGTGGTGCTGATCCTTTGCCCGCTGCGGGTGGTGCAGGTGTGGAAGCCGCAGTTTGAGATGCACTCGGCGCTTCAGTTCCTGGTGGTGGCCCTTGATGACACGTTCTCGAATGTGAAGGCGAAGAGGGACGAAGCGCAACGAAAGATCAACCTCGCGAAGTCGCGGGGCGTGCCTGTGGTGGTGGTCATCAACTACGATTCCGCATGGCGCACGCCGTTCGCGGAATGGGCCCTCAAACAGAAGTGGGATCTGGTGGTGGCCGACGAGATTCACCGCTGCAAAGCGCCGGGCGGCAAGGCCAGCCGCTATCTCGCGCGCCTCGGCAAGGCTGCGCGATTCCGGCTGGGCCTCAGCGGTACGCCGATGCCGCACTCTCCCCTCGATGTATACGGGTACTTCCGCTTCATTGACGCCACGATCTTCGGCTGGTCGTTCAACCGCTTCCGGCAGCACTTCGCCGTGATGGGCGGCTATCAGAATCACCAGGTCGTAGCCTACGACAACCTCGATGAACTGAATCGGAAGTTTTACTCCGTCTCCTTCGCATGCGGGAAGGACGTCCTCGATCTGCCGCCGGAGATGCACGTTACCCTGACGTGCCAACTCGGCGCAGAGGCGCGCCGCACTTACGGCTCCCTCAAACGCGACTTAATGGCGGAATTGGATGCCGGCGAAGTCACGGCGGCGAACGCCCTTGTGAAGCTGCTCCGTCTGCAGCAGATCACCGGCGGTCACCTCCGCACCGACGACGGACAGGATGTGCAGATCGACTCGGCGAAGATGAATCTCCTTCACGATGTGCTGGAAGATATCGATCCGCAGGAAGCGGTCGTCGTCTTCTGCCGGTTCCACAAAGACCTCGAAGCCGTGAGCCGCGTGGCGGATGAAACTGGCCGGCGGTCTCTCGAACTATCCGGCCGCAAGGACGAACTGAAGCAGTGGCAGGCCGGTGAGTCGCCGGTGCTGGCGGTGCAGATCGATTCGGGAGGCGTCGGCGTCGATCTCACCCGGGCCCGTTATTCGATTTACTACTCGCTCGGCTTTTCACTCGGTTCCTACGAGCAGAGCCTGGCGCGCATCCACCGGCCCGGACAGACGCGGCCTGTGGAATACATCCATCTCCTGGCGCAGGACACGGTGGATGAGCAGGTGATGGCGGCGCTCGCGCGCCGGTCGGATGTCGTCAACAGCGTTCTCCAGCAGATGAAAGGACAAGTATGAACACCGAAGAACTCAAACAGTTCGTCGCGCTCGAAGAGAGGCGGCGGCAACTCGAAGCGGAGGTCGACACCATCAAGGCGGAAGCTGCCGAACTGGAAAGCCGCCTCCTCCCGCAGTTCGAACAGAGCGGCACGGAGCGCATCGCCATCGACGGGCGCACGGTTTACGTCGAGCGGAAGCTCTGGGCCAAGGCAAAGGACGGCGACAAAGGGGCCGTCTGCAAGGCCTTGAAGCGCGCCCGTCTCGGCGACTACGTCGAGGAGACGTTCAACACCAACAGCCTCAGCGCATACGTGCGCGAATTGGATCGCGAGGAAAGGCCGCTGCCGCCGAGCCTGCGCGAAGTCCTCGAAGTCAGCGAAGTTTACAAACTCAGAACAAGGAGAAGCTAACCATGGCAAAAGAACTCGTGAAGAAAGAAAAGGAGACCGCGATCAGCCCCTTCGTGATCTTCAAGACGGCAATCGCCGACATCCGCGAAGCGATGAACGTCAATGTCGGAGACGCCGGCCTTAACGCCGGCGACCTCGAACGCATCAAGATCCCAGCCGGCGGCGGGACCGCCTGGACCATCCAGGGCCTCGACGGCGAGGAGATGCTGAAGGAACTTTCCGGGATCGTCATCGCGTGGCGCGACACCCGGGCGTACTGGAGCGTGCCGATGGAAGAGTCGGACGGCAACATGCCTCCGGACTGCTACTCTCTCGATGCTCGAACCGGGACTGGCGAGCCTGGCGGCAACTGCCACAAGTGCCCGAATGCGGAGTTTGGCAGCGGATCGAAAGGCGAGGGTCAGGCCTGCAAGCTGGTCCGGCAGTTGTTCCTGATCCGCGAGGATAACCTGCTGCCGGAGATCGTCAATCTGCCGCCCAGTTCGCTCAAGCCCGCGCGGCAGTACTTCCTGCGCCTCGCATCGAAGGCCGTGCCCTGCTACAGCGTCATCACCCGGCTCGCGCTGGAGAAGACCAAAAACGCGCAGGGCATCGTATACGCCAAAGCCGCTCTCACGTCCGGCGGCCGCCTGACACCCGAGCAGACGCAGCGCGCCAAGGAATACGCCGCACTGATCGACCCCTTCCTGAAGTCGACGCCACCGGTCCACGCGGCGAAGGACGTGGCTGAAGCCGTAGAGGGCGAGGTGGTTTAGTCGGATGGAGGCTGAGCGGCAGGCAATCCGGCGGTTCATCGAGCGCGTCCATGGCCCTGAACCCGCAGGCTGGCTGATTCTCTGGACCCGCCAGGACAAAGCCACCCGCGCGTTCGACCTGGGCACGGAGGGCGCGCTCGACCAGGCGGTCGAGTACTGCGCTGCGAAGGCCTCTACCTTCGACGTTTATGCCGCCGTCGGCCTCCAGCGTGAAAGGCCCGCCAACACGAGCCGGGGATCGGAGCCGGGGGTGTACGCTCTACCCGGCTTTTGGGCAGACGTAGATATCGCCGGAGCCGCGCACAAGGCCGAAGCACTGCCGCCAACCGAACAGGATGCTCGAAGTCTCATCGATACAGGGGACTTGGAACCGAGCATCGTGGTGCACAGCGGGTTCGGCCTCCAGCCCTACTGGCTGTTCCGCGAGCCCTACCAAATTGAGAGCGACGACGAGCGGCAGCGATTGAAGTCGGCCTCGACGCGTTTCCAGGCGAACCTCCGGCTGCGCGCCAGCGTTCGGGGTTGGACGATGGATTCAACGGCGGATCTGTGTCGCGTGTTGCGCGTGCCGGGCACATTCAACCACAAGGTCGATGGCGACATTCGGATGGTAACCGCCGAATACGCCAATTCCGCTTACAACCTCGCGGACTTCGAGGATCTGCTCGCTGGCATCGACGATGCGGGCGAAGTTAAGCGGGACACGCCGCCCGCCGATCTGCCCCCGGCCAGATTGCCTCCGATCCTCGAAGGTTGCGGATGGATGCGCCACTGCAAGGACGCCGCCGCGGCCCTCGCCGAGCCCGAATGGTATCGGATGTTGACGGTGGTCGCGCGGTGTGAAGACGCCCAGCGGTGGGCACACGAACTGAGTCAGGCGTATCCGAAATACTCCCGCCGGGAAACGCAGCAGAAACTGAAACAGGCCTCGAGCGACAAGGTGGCGCCGGTGACGTGCGCCTACGTTCAGTCGGATCTCAGCGGAGCGACTTACTGCACGGGCTGCCTGTTCCGGGGCAACGTGAACTCACCGATCGCCATCGGTAGGATCGAGAGCGGCGATGTCGTTTCCGACATCGAGCCCGAACCAGAAACACAAACCAAGCAGGACGGTGGTCCGGGGCCACCACCAGAAGAGCCCGCTCCCGTCGAAGCGGCCGCGACAAAGATCGAGAAATTTACCGACCTGGGGAACGCACGCCGCTTCGTCGCGCGCTATCGCGGCACGGTCCTGTATTGCGAAGCCTGGGGCCGTTGGTTGCAGTGGGACGCGATGCGGTGGGCAGAGGATGAGCGCCTCGAGGTATTCGCCCGCGCCGCCGACCTGATTCGCAGCTTGTATGCGGTTGCCAAAAAGATCAAGGACGAAGACGAGCGGAAAGCGTTCCTCAGCCACCTGATCAAGTCGGAATCGCACCGGTCAATTCACGCGATGGTCACGCTCGCGAAATCGGATCGCACCGTGGCGCGGCACCCCGATGATTTCGACAACAACCTGTGGCTATGCGCCGTCAAGAACGGCACACTCGATCTGCGGACCGGCCAGCTGCGGTCCCACGACCAGAAGGACATGATCACCAAGCTCGCGCCCGTCGTCTACGACCCCTCGGCGCGATGCCCAAACTGGTTGGCATTCCTGGACATGATCATGCTCGGCCGGCAGAGCCTGGTCGATTTCCTGAAGCGCGCTCTGGGTTCGAGTCTCACTGGCATCACCAGCGACAAGGCGATGTTCATCCTCTACGGGCCCGGCGGCGACAACGGCAAATCCACCATGGTGGAAGTCATCGAAATGCTTCTGGGGAATTACGCCCGGCGAACGCCGGTAGAGACGTTCCTCAAAAAGCGGGAGGGCAGCATTCCGAACGACATCGCCCGTCTCCGCGGCGCGCGGTTCGTTTGGGCTGCAGAGAACGACCGGGGCGTGCGGCTCGCCGAATCGCTGATCAAGGAAATGACCGGCGGCGACCGGATGGCGGCGCGATTCCTGCACGGCGAGTTCTTCGAGTTCATGCCCACGTTCAAGATCTGGTTCGCGACGAACCACAAGCCCACCATTCGCGGCGACGCGGCCATCTGGCGGCGACTGAAGCTCGTTCCCTTCGACTACACCATCCCCAAGGATCGCCAGAAGAAGCGCCACGAGGTGATGGCGATGTTCCAGTCGGAACTGCCGGGCATCTTGAACTGGGCCATCGAGGGATGTCTGGAATGGCAGCGCGACGGGTTGGGCGTGCCGGATGAGGTCATCAACGCCACGCGGGAGTACGAGTCGGAACAGGATACGTTTTCGATGTTCCTGGAAGAAAAATGCGTGCGCGCCGGCAATGCGCGGGTGCTTTCGCTGGCACTGTACCGGGAATACAAGACCTGGGCCGAGGAGCACGGGGAGACGGCTGCCAGCCACAAAACCTTCGCATCCCTGATGAGCGAACGGGGCTTCGCCAAGTCGAAAACCATGAAAGGCGCGCTCTATTCCGGCCTCGGTTTGCGCACCGAAGACCACTACGATTCGCCAAAGCCGGCGCAACCGATGCCGAGGCAATCGCGCTTTGATCGCGACGATGACGGCGAGGAGGTTTGAGCACAACCCGTCATGCCCTATCTGCTAAGCCCTTTAGATTCAGTAAACGCATATGACAGATGACGGATTATGACGGATTTTCCCATTTTGCACACATGGCGCGCGCGCGCACACACACACCTGAGAGCTAAATGCGAAAACCCGTCATAACCCGTCATCCGGCATTGATCCGTCATGGGGAGGTTGACCGTGGATATTGAGGCTGTTCTGGACCGGCTCATGGAAGCGAGCGTCTCAGTTTGGCTGGACGCCGACGGCAAACTGCGCATGGACAAAGGCGCGCCGGAGGAACTAAAGGCTCTCGTTCGCGAGCACAAACAGGAGTTGACGGACGTGCGAAAAGCGCAAGCCGTGATGAACCGTCCAGGCATGCGCTGCATCCGGTTGCCCTTGGGCCATCTCGCCGTCGCCTATCCCCTCGGCGCGAATCTGGATGAAATCCGCTGGGCGATGGAAGTCCTGCGCATGGACCCGATGCCGCTGGTGATCAACGACGAGGGTTGGAATGGATCAGCCCTGAGGAGTGGCGTCGCCGGCAAGTGGCCAGGATCTTCGAGGAGCAGCGGCGAGAGCGATTGAAGCAAGCGGCGGAAGGAGTAGAGCAGCAGAAGCTCAGGAGGAGGCGGGCATGACGAGCGAACGCGCGATTGTGAAGGCGATCCTGGCCTACCTGAATTCGCTGCCCGGTTGCCTGGCGCGAAAGCGGTGGGGCGGCGGGATGGGTGTCGCCGGCGATCCCGACATCGACGCCTGCATCCGCGGGCGCAGCGTTCAACTCGAGGTGAAACGCCCCGGCGAGAAGCCAACGCTCCTGCAACTGAAGCGGCTCGAAGAGTGGCGGCAAGCCGGCGCACTCGTGGGAGTGGTGACCAGCGTCGCCGAGGTCCGAACATTGTTCGAAGAAAATCGGATTCTCGACCGGACAGTTCAAGGATAGGCGGCGTATATAGTAATCGAGCAGCCGTTCGGCAGGCGAGCGCGAAGCGCAACCTTCGAAGGATTCCGCCCCCCTTTCGTAGTTCCCTTGCGGGCATACCCGCAATCCCATCCGGGCAGACACCAGAACTATGCGCAAAAACATCCGGATCGAAAACCCGGTCGCAGAATGCCGATTCACTTCGACAAACCGCGCCAGGCGCTTTGTTGCGCAGGGGCGAGCGCAGTGGGTCGAGCCAGGTGTTTCCATCCAATTCATCCAGTCCGACCACAGGCACGATTCCGCGCAGAAGTCCGTGGACCACACCCGCTGGTCCTATGATCGGGCGGCGAACACAGGCATGGCGCAGATCGCAGAATTGGCGAACCTGCCCATGATTCGGCCCGCCGCATTCATGGGAGTCGGTCGCCGCAAGGGTGCCAGCAGAGGTTTGTTCCTGTCGCGGGAGCAGTAGTCCCGTATGAAGGTCTTCAAGCAAACAACGTCTCACGGCTTCCCTCCCAGGATTCGCCTTCCACGACATAAGGCGCCCGTTCGCATCTTGATGAAGAACGGCGTTCCCTGTGATGAGGTCGAGGACGTGACCGTGCGCTCAAGAACAATTGGGATGCGCGATCGTGCTCGGTGGAACGGTGGGACATGCGAGCGCCTGGGGTAGAGGCGCGCGAGCGAAGCAATGAAGGTTCGAAAGCCGAAGCTCGGCGGAAGGTACATCGCCTGGGTTCGCGGTGCGTTTCAGAAGTTGCCGACGAAGTTTCAGAAGAAGCCCGGCCAGGCTTCGCAGGAGATCCAGTGTCCTGCCCAGAATGCTTGAGCGATGACGTCGAGGTCAAAGCGTTTGACTTCGGCATCTGCCCGGAGACGGGCTACCGCGATGCCGGAGAACGGTTTCACTGCCGCGAGTGCGGCGCGCAGGGGGACGCGGACGACGTGCGCGGCGCACCCCTGCAGGGGTGAGGCGCGGGTCCTCCCCGGGCATCGCGGGCGGCGCGTTGCAATGTAGCGCGATTTCGCCAGCGTTAGACGAAATAGTTGGTCGTCACCTCAGGTCGTCAGGTCGTCACCTGAGCTGGTGAGGCGTGGAGGTATGGGGTTATGCACCCCGGTCCGTCACCGGCAGAGCGAATGATGAAAGTGCTTCTGGCTCAGCTCGACGGAAAGTTGCCCAACCTCGCGCTGATGCGGATAGGTGCTCATCACCGGCAACGCGGTGACGCCTGCGAGCTTCGTTTTGGCGCTCAATTCGAGCGTGCGCTCTGGGACGACTTCGGGGGCAGTCTACGGCTCAGCGATTTTCGTCAAGACGCTGCCCTTGGCGGAAAGGCTGCGTGTCGTTTATCCGCAAGCAATCATCGGCGGTACCGGTTATGACATCCGATCTACAGTTGAGGCCATCGGCATCACGACCCACGCTCTCGACTACTCGTTGTACCTGAGTTTCCGCCAGTCGATTGGCTTCACCCAACGCGGTTGCCGACTCCGCTGTTCGTTCTGTGTCGTGCCGGAGAAAGAAGGCCGCGTCCGGCCGGAACGAACGATCAAGGAGATCTGGCGCGGCGATCCTTGGCCGCGAGAACTGCTGCTCCTCGATAACGATTTCTTCGGGCAACCACACTGGCTGGAACGCATCCGCGAAATCCAGGATGGTCGGTTCAAGGTGTCGTTCAACCAGGGCATCAACTGCCGATGCCTGACCGAGGATGCCGCAGAGGCGATTGCTTCCGTTGATTACCGCGACGACTCGATGCAGGTAAAGCGCATCTACACTGCGTGGGATAGCAAGGACGATGAGGAACGGGTTTTTGCAGGGCTCAATCGTTTGGTTAAGTATGGCGTGAAGCCGGATCACATTATGGTCTACATCCTCGTGGGTTATTGGCCGGGCGAAACCCACGAAGATCGCGATTACCGGCGCCGGCGGTTACGTGAATTCGGCGCGCGGCCTTATCCCATGCCGTATGTTCGGACGCCGGAACTGGTTGGATTCCAGCGATGGGTTGTCGGGGCCTACGACAAGCGCGTTCCCTGGGAGGCCTGGTCTGGCAGTTCGTTCGAACCACGCCGTCTGGGTACTGGCCAGAGGCTGGACCTACTTGAGGCAGTCCAGTGAGTATCACCGTGGCTGAACCCCGCATCTCGCCGGCGATGGCGCGGCGGATCGAACTGTGGCCGGTTGAGCGGCTGGTCCCCTACGCGAAGAATGCCCGGACGCATTCGGACGAGCAGATTGCGCAGATTGCAGCGAGCATCGTGGAGTTCGGATTCAATAATCCGGTCCTTGTAGACACGGACGCCGGCATCATCGCCGGGCACGGACGGTTGCTGGCCGCGCGGAAGCTTGGGCTGGAACACGTGCCGGTGGTCGTGCTGGATCACCTGAGCGAAACGAAGAAGCGCGCGTATATTCTCGCCGACAACCGGATCAGTGAGAACGCCGGGTGGGATGAAGAGGTGCTCGCGGCGGAACTCGGGCAACTTCAGGCTGCGGATCTGCCGCTTGATCTGTTGGGCTTTTCCGAAGAGGAATTGACCAGGCTTCTTGCCGAAACCGAGCCTGCGGCAGAGGCTCCTTCCGATGCTGAAGAGGAGATCCCTGAGGCACCGGTCGAGCCGGTCACGCGGCCCGGCGACGTCTGGTTGATCGGAAAGCATCGCCTGATCTGCGGTGATTGTCGCGATCCTGTGACGGTAGTCCGATTACTCGACGGGAAGAAGGCGAACGTGGTGATTACGTCACCGCCCTACGCCACGCAGCGCGAGTATGATCCCACGAGCGGCTTCAAACCGGTGCTGCCGGCTGAATACAGCGAGTGGTTCCGGGATGTCGCGGCCAACATCGCGGCGATTCTGGCGGCTGACGGCTCCTACCTCCTGAACATCAAGGAGCACGCCGACGAAGGCGAGCGCGACCTGTACGTGAAGGACCTCGTCATCGCGCACCGGCGGCAGTGGGGCTGGCGGTTTGTCGATGAATTCTGCTGGGCGCAAAACCGACAACGGCGTGCCAGGAGGTTGGGGAAATCGCTTCAAGAACGCCTGGGAGCCGGTGTTTCACTTTTGCCGCCAGCAGCAGATCAAATTCCGGCCCAAGGCAGTCGGGCACGAGTCGGAGGATTGCTTCGATTACTCGCCGAACAATCCGAAATCGACTTCCGGTAGCGGCTTGTTGGGCACGGGGCCGCGCGGGGCAGCAGCCGACGGCGGCAAGAATCAGAGCGCGTGGCAACGGAGTCGCAGCAGCCTGTCCGATGATTCGGAAGGTCGCCACGCGGGTGTCGCGCGGCCTTCCAACGTGATCGAAGTGCGCACGGAGTCCGGCCAGGGATCGCACTCCGCTCCCTTTCCGCGTCCGCTCGTCGAATTCTTCCTGCTGGCGTTTACCGACGCCGGCGACGTGGTCTTCGATCCGTTATGTTATGTAACGGATCTTCTGTGGCGTTGATGGTTATGTGGTTAGCCGGTTGATCAGCCCTGTTCTCCGATGCCCGCGTGCGGGTTGCGCAACATAAAACGGCGTCCTATCGTGAACCTTCGTTGTTAGCCACCAAGGAGGTTCATCGATGTTCAAACCACTTACGCACCAAGGTGTACCGGTGCATCATTTCTCTAATCCCGCAGAGCGCCTTACGTTCTGGCAGGCGGAGTTCGAGGCATACATGACCAGCGAACGGGGGTTGTCGCGCGCCACAACGCGCGGCCGTAGCTGGGTTATCAAGCATTTCCTGAAAGCGGTGGCGATAGGTGATTCACCGGTCGTCCTGACCGTCAGGGAGGTTGACGCTTTTCTCCAGTCGCTCGGCGAGCAGGACGGGTATTCACGGGTATCCCTGCAGACGGTTGCGGGGTGCCTGCGCTCTTTCTGTCGATACGCCGCCACACGCGGCTGGTGTGAGGACGGCGTGGCCGACGCCATCAAAACTCCCCGTGTTTACTCATTGGATTCCGTACCGAGTGGTCCCTCGTGGGAAGACGTGAAGCGACTGCTTGCTCTGACCGAGGGCGACAAGCCCACCAACATCCGGGCGCGGGCGATCCTCATGCTGCTGGCTGTTTATGGTCTCCGCGCCGGCGAAGTCAGGCACCTGCGGCTGGATGATTTCGACTGGGAACGGGAACTCTTGTCGGTGTCGTGTTCCAAGACGCGACGGAAACGGATTTTTCCGCTCTCCCGGCCCGTTGGCGATGCTGTCGTGCTTTACATCAAACAGGTGCGCCCGCGCACCCTACACCGAGAGGTGTTTCTGACGCTTGATGGCCGTCCTCTTGGCGGTGGAGGCATCTACGGCATCGTCAGCCCGCGCCTTCGTCGGCTGGGAGCGCCCATTGCCCATCATGGGCCGCACACCCTGCGCCACGCATGCGCGACGCATCTGCTGGCGGAGGGCCTCTCGCTGAAACAGATTGGGGACCAGCTTGGACATCTGGATACGGACTCCACTCGCATCTACGCCAAGGTGGACATTTCCGGTCTTCGGAAAGTGGCCGACGTGGATCTGGGGGGACTCCTATGACCCTCCAAGCATTGATCGATCAATTTATCGTGTACCGTCAGTCGTTGGGTGAGCAATGGCCATCATACTGCCACCTTCGAGGGTTTGGCCGCTGCGTTGGCCCGAACGTCGAGGTCGCCAATGTATCTCCCGAACAGGTGAACAGCTTCCTGGCGGGCACCGGACCAATTACTCTCAGCTGGCACATCAAGCTCAGCGGGCTGCGAAGCTTTTATGGATATGCCGTCAGTCGAGGGTATGTGGGCAAGGCGCCTTTGCCAGCGATTGTGCCGAAGCGGCCGCCCACCTTTGTGCCTTACGTGTATTCTCACGACGAGTTGGCGCGCCTGTTACAGGCCGCCAAGAGTTTTGGGAGGTCCAGTCTGGAGCCCGGAACCCTGCCTCTCATTCTGCTGTTACTTTATGCCGCGGGACTGCGTGTAGGAGAGCTGGTTCGTTTGGATCGAGCGGACGTCAACCTCCCGGAGTGTTTAATGAAGGTGCGGCAGAGCAAGTTCGGCAAGACGCGCCTGGTGCCGTTTGCACCGCAACTGCAGAAGGCTTTGCTTGAGCACCATAACCGCCATTCAGCATCCGGAGAAGGGGCTCCTTTCTTTGCGGTGCGAAGCGGCGGGCGGTTGAAGGCAGATACGCTCCGCCACTACTACCGGATACTGTGCGATCAGGTCGGCATCAGCCGAGCCGATGGTGGGCGCTACCAGCCACGGATACACGATCTTCGGCACACCTTTGCCGTTCACCGGCTCACCTCCTGGTATCGGCAGGGCGCGGATGTGCAAAAGCTTCTTCCGCTCCTCTCCGTATATCTTGGGCACGTCCATATTCGGGCCACCCAGGTGTACCTGAGCATGACGCCGGAGCTGTTGGAGGAAGCCGGCAATCGTTTTGAACTCTACGCCGCTACGAAGGAGGTCTGGCATGGTTGATCTCAATCTGCTAAGCCCCTGGGTGCGCCGATTCCTGATGGAATATCTGATAGGTCAACGCAATCTCGCCCCCAACACCCAGAAAAGCTACCGCGACACCCTTCGGATGCTGCTGCCCTTCATAGCGCGGGAAGTAAGGAAACCGATCGATCGTCTGGAAGTTCTCGATCTGTCAAGCGAGCAAATACGCGCATTTTTGTCCGAGCTCGAACAGAAACGGAAGTGCGGTGCGGCGACCCGAAATCAGCGGCTCGCCGGAATACACTCTCTGGCGCGCTTCATAGGATTGCACAGCCCGGAGCATCTTCAATGGTGCGGAGATCTGAAAAACATTCCCTTGAAGAAAGCCGCCCGCCCTCTGGTCACTTATCTGGAAAAGGAGGAAATGGATACTCTCCTGGCCGCGCCGGATCAAACGACAGAACAAGGCCGCCGTGATCACACGGTACTTTTGTTCCTCTATAACACCGGCGCGCGCGCAGACGAGGCAGCGCACGTCCAGGTCGGGGATCTCATGCTGGGGCGCTCGCCGCGTCGAGACGGCGCTTCAGTGCTAATTCACGGCAAAGGCAACAAACAGAGGCGCTGTCCGCTATGGGCGCGAACAGCGGTTTTACTCGCAGGATTAGTGAATGGACACCGGCCCGAGGCGCATGCCTTCCTGAACCGCCGTGGCGAACCATTAACCCGGTTCGGCATCTACGCAATGGTAGAGCGTTACGCAGCCGTCGCGGCCCGAACAACTCCGGCAATCACAAAGAAACGCGTGAGCCCGCACACGATCCGGCATACGACAGCGACGCACTTGCTTCGCGCGGGAGTGGATATCAACACGATCCGGGCGTGGCTTGGCCATGTCTCAGTTGCCACCACTAACATCTACGCCGAAGTAGATCTCCAGATGAAAGCACAGGCATTAGCTCTCTGCGAGATCAAGGACGGAAAGGTGCGAAAGCCGTGGCGCGCGGACGTCGGACTGATGGCCTTCCTGCAGGCACTCTGAGCCCACGTTATTATGTGGCCTATCCGGGCTCTGATGGAAACGCGATCAAGGCAATTCAACCGATAATCAGTCCGGACAACACATAACCATCAACGCATGGGGTCCGGCACCACGATGGCAGCGGCGGCGCTGGTGGAGCGCGTTGCCTATGGCTGCGAAATCAGCCCAGCCTACTGCGACGTGATTCTGCGCCGGATCACGAACCTGACCGGTGATACGGCGACGCTCGCCGAGACGGGTGAAACATTCGCGGCGGTCGCCGAGTCGCGCGGCGTGCCCATCGACCAGGCTTCGAACCCGAAGCAGCAGGACTCGCGGGCCATCAAACATCGCGGCCCGAATCCGTTTTACGGCGGCAAGAAGGCGTCCTGATCTCTTCATCTTTGGCGGCCCGGCGATCCGGGCTGCATGACCACAACCGCATCTTCAACCGAAAGGACTTTCCCGTATGGCAGACAGCAATCCCAATCTCTCCCCGTGCGTCACCCACCAGCCGAGTTTGCTGGGCGGCGCGGAAAACATCAAACTGCTCTTCGACGAAGAGCTGGACAACCGGCGCGAAGCCCTGGCGCGGCAGCGCGCGTGGGAAGCGATCTCGCTGGACCAGGCGCAGACCGCCAGCCGCCGCGCGCAGAACGCGGCCACGATCGATCACGCCATCAACGCCGGCATCGTGTTGTCGGGCCAGGTCGGCACGACCGAGAGCCAGCAGACCGTCTCGCCCGCAGGCACTGCGGCCAGCGAGACCACCAAGGGCGCCGTCGCTGCGGCAGGCGCTGGCGAAGCGGTAAGCGCGGAAGCCGTCACGGCCAACGTCGCGAACCTGTTCACGTCCCTGACGCCGGTGATCGCGAGCGCCCTGGCCGCCGCCATCTCCCAGACCATCGCGGCGCTCGTGCCGGTTGTGGTCACGGCGTCGGGCGGTGCCTCTACCCCTTCCCAGACGCAGCCCAAGACTGCGTAGCTCTCCCCATACGGGAGAACCCTGGGCAAGGCGGCCGCGGAAACCTCCGATCCGTGGCCGCCTCCAGGGGCTTTCTCGTGCAGACCAGAAAGGACAAGACTATGAACTTTTTGCAAATCATTCAGACCATTCTTAGTGTGGCGCCCTCCGGCATCCAGTTGACGCAGGAGGTGGTGGCGCTGGTCCAGGCCATCGAAGCCGCATTCAACGCCGGGCAGACTCCGGCGACTCACCAACAGGCCGTGGCATCGGCCCTCGGCAGCCACCTCGCCAAGACGTCGTAACGCCCGATCCACATGAGCATCGCGCAAGAAAGCAAAGCGAGATCCACAATGCCCGAGCCTGGCTTGCGCGATCTCATTGTGGAGCGGTGGAAGGTTGACCGCCTCATTCCGTACATTCGCAACGCGCGGACACATACGGAAGAGCAGGTCGCGCAGGTGGCGGCGTCAATCGCCGAATTCGGGTGGACGAATCCAATCCTCGTCGGTGCGGACGGGGTAATCATCGCAGGGCACGCGCGCCTGCTTGCCGCCCGAAAACTCCGGATGACTGAAGTCCCGGTCATCGTCCTGGATCATCTCTCCGAAACGCAACGTCGCGCCCTTGTTTTGGCAGACAATCGCCTGGCGCTTGATGCCGGGTGGGATGAAGAGATGCTGCGCGTCGAACTCGAATCGATACGAGACGACGGCTTCGATCTGGAATTGCTAGGCTTCACGGACGTTGAACTGGGGGATCTGCTCCAGGACCCGGAAGAGGCTCACGCCGGGAACACCGACGATGACGCCGTCCCGGAGACGCCGGAGACGGCGGTCACGGTCCCTGGCGATGTCTGGATTCTGGGTGAGCACCGTCTGCTCTGTGGCGACAGCACGCAGTTGGAAGCCGTGGAGAAGGTCATGGCCAGTGGCCTCGCCGACATGGTCTTTACCGATCCGCCGTACAACGTGAACTACGGCGCGACGATGAAGGACAAACTTCGGAAGAAATCCCGCAAGATCGCCAACGACAACCTGGGCGGCGACTTCGAACAGTTCCTTCGCGACGCCTGCGTCAACATGCTTGCGGTTACGAAGGGCGCAATCTACATTTGCATGTCCTCGTCGGAATTGCACACGCTGGAGAAGGCGTTCCGGGAGGCGGGCGGCCACTGGTCCACGTTCGTGATCTGGGCGAAGAACACGTTCACGATGGGGCGGTCCGATTACCAGCGTCAGTACGAGCCGGTTCTTTATGGCTGGAAGGAAGGCACGGACCATTTCTGGTGCGGCGCCCGCGATCAGGGCGACGTGTGGTTCATCAAGAAGCCCTCGGTGAACGACCTCCACCCCACCATGAAGCCCGTCGAACTGGTGGAACGCGCGATTCGCAACAGCAGCAAGGGCCGCGACACCGTGCTCGATCCGTTTGGCGGTTCCGGCACGACGATGATCGCGTGCGAGAAGGCCGGGCGCCAGGCACGCCTCATCGAGCTCGATCCGAAGTACTGCGACGTGATCGTTCGCCAGGTGGCAGGAATTCACCGGGAAGCAGGCGCTGCACGCCGAGAGCGGTCGCACGTTCGCAGACTGTCGCCAGCCAGAACAGGAGGACCAATGCCAACCCCAGGAATCTTAGTGGCCGCGATGGCGGTCGCTCTGGTGGTAATCGGAGCACAGAAGACCGTGCATGGCGTGAAGAAGATGGGTCACCAGATCGGATGCCTCGCAAAGACGGGGCACAAATGCGCGCCGAAGCCGCCGCCGGCCACGAAGTAGCAGGCGCGGCGCCAGATCTGCAAAGTGAGATCGCGCGGTGCCACACCGAGATGGCCGCTGTCGAAACGTTGCTGCGCGGCGGTCACCCGGATATCGAGGGTCTGTGTTTGGCACTCTCGGACTGGTCCGCAGAGCTACGCATTTTGGAGAGAGAACGTGAACGATCATCTGTTTCAGATTCTGATCCCGGTAACCGGGCTGGTGTCGGGGCTGATTGCGACCTACGTCAGCCTTCAGAATCGGGCGCTGCTGGCCGAGGTGCGTAAGGAACTGGCCGAGTTGGAGAATCGGATCATCCTCCGCATTAACGGCACGTATGTTCGCTCAGGGGAATGCCAACTTCGCGAGGACTTGGTCCATGAAAGACTCGCCGCCATCGCGGAGGGTCTCAAGAACAGAGACGCCGCCGGCTTGTAAGGCCGGCGGCGCGTCTCAGTGCGGTGCTTGTTATTGCGCGAGTTTGTAGGCGCGGTCTCCGTCGGGGCGTTTGAGGGATTCGATTTTGATGCCCATCTTCTTAGTGAGGCCGCCGGAGATGAAGCCGCGCACACTGTGTGCTTGCCACCCGGTTACGGCCATGATGTCCTTGAGCGTCGCGCCGTCCGGGCGCTTGATGAGGTCGAGGACTTGGGCCTTCTTGCTGCCGTCGCGGGCGGTGGGCGTCGCGTCCTTGGTGGTGGCGTCCTTGGCCGCCTTGGCCTTCTTCGGCGCGACGGGGGCCGCCTGTGGCGCGGGTGCGGGCGTCAGGGCTTGGATGGCCTTCCAGATCCGGCTGACCGCCGTCTTGCGGTCCGTGAACTTCTTGACCGGCTTCAACGTGTCGAAGGGGACCACGCCGGCGAAGGCGTTCCAAACGTCGACGAAGCGGGTGATGGGCCAGTCGGAGGAGAGCTTGGCGAACTCCTTCTCGGCGGCGAAGTTAGGTTGACCTTCGGGAACCTGCGCGGCGGCAGTGAAGGCGGTGATGTTGTTGTCTGTGTCGATTGCAAAAGTGGTCATGGTTTTCTCCTGTTTCAAAATTCGATTTCGTCGACGATCCTGCGCGCCTCGTCGGGGCTGATTCCCTGCGCGGGAGGAACCTCCTTGCGGAGGCGGGCGGCTGTGCGGATGCGGATCTCGCGGCCAGTGGCCAAGTTTGTGCCGTACCATCCGCCGCGCTGGTGTTCGCGGGTGATGCGGACTTTGGCCAGCGTGCCGCTGACCTTGGCGATGTAAGTCGATCCGATGTGTACGTTGTCTTTTTGCATGGTTAGTAGTCCAGTCCTTTCTGGTCAACCGCGCTGCGGTCGCCAAGGCTGGCGAGGACGTAGGCGAGTTCTTCCGTGACGCGGCCGAGGTCGCCAGCGAATCCCCAGTTGGCGGGTTCCTGCTCCTGGCATCCGCGGTGGACGTCCAGACGGAAGGCGATGCGCTTCAGTAGGTCCTGGGCTTCAGTGTGGCGTTCCGCGTAGCAGGCGGCGGCGGTTTGCTTGGTGGTCTTGGTGGTCCGTGGCATCGATTACATACATCACTTCGGTCGCGCCGGATAGCAAGGCCGGAGTTCGAATTTCCCGAGAAAAGCTCCCATGGCGGCGGTAAGTCTGCGGGCGTACGCGAAGCATCGCGGCGTGACGCTGAAAGCGGTCCAAAAAGCGATTGAATCGGGCCGCATTCGCACCAATGCCGACGGAAAACTCGACACGGATCGCGCCGATGCCGATTGGGCGCGTAACACAGGACCGAAGGTGAAGCGAACTACCGCGACCGTGGCGCCGGCTGCACCACGTGCTGAACAGCCTCGACCCGAACCGGCTGGCGGCGGGCTCGATTATGCGATGGCGCGGGCGATCATCGCCAACTATGAAGCACGTCTGGTTAAGCTCGATTACGAAGAGCGCATCAAGAAGCTGGTCAACGCGGATGAAGTATCCATCGCTGCGTTCAATTCATTTCGAATGTTCCGCGACCGGATGCTCAATACGCCAGACCGCGTGGTCGGCGCGCTGCTTGCGGAGTTTCGGGAGGCGTTGCGCGCCGTGGGAGTGAGCGCCGACGCTATCAGCCTGGAGAAGGTTCACGGCATTCTGATGGCCGAGGTCCGGAGTTCGCTGGAGGAGTTTGCCGATGCCGCCCACCGCTGAGGACATCTACTATGCGGCGGCAGCTTCGGGCGCGCGGCCGGACCCGTTGCTCACCATCTCGCAGTGGGCGGACAAATACCGGAAGTTGTCGCAGCGGGCATCGGCGGAACCGGGCCCGTGGCGCACGGATCGCACGCCGTACCTGCGGGAGATCATGGACTGCCTCTCGCCGTCCTCGCCCATCGAGCGAGTGGTGTTCATGAAAGGCGCGCAGATCGGCGGCACCGAGTGCGGCAACAACTGGATCGGTTACATCATTCATCAGGCGCCCGGCCCGATGATGGCGATCCAGCCCACCGTCGAGATGGCCAAGCGCAACTCTAAGCAGCGTATCGATCCGCTGATCGAGGAGTCGGACGTGCTCCGTAAGCTGGTAAGCAGAGTCCGCGCTCCCGCGACTCGCGGAACACGGTCCTGTCGAAGGATTTCCTGGCGGCGTGCTGGTGATGACGGGCGCCAATTCAGCGCGGTCGGCCTGCGATCGATGGCGCCGCGGTATCCTGTTCCTCGACGAGGTGGACGCGTATCCGGGCGATGTCGAGGGTGAGGGCGATCCGGTCAACCTGGCCACTGGCGCGCACGCGTACGTTCGCGCGCCGCAAGATCTTTCTGTGCTCCACGCCGAAGATCACCGGGACCAGCCGTATCGAGGCGGCGTTCGAAGAGAGCGATCAGCGGCGGTACTGGCTGCCGTGCCCCGCCTGCCGTGCGTACCAGGTTCTCAAGTTCGCCCAGTTGCGATGGCCGAAGGGCCAGCCGGGTGAGGCGGTCTACATCTGCGAGCACTGCAGCCAGGAGATTCAGAACCATCAGAAGCAGTGGATGCTGGCGCAGGGAGAGTGGCGCCCCGGTGCCGCCGGCGATGGCAAAACGGCGGGCTTCCACTTGTCCAGCCTCTACTCGCCGGTGGGATGGTTCTCGTGGGGCGGATGCCGCCAAGCAGTTCGTACAGGCGCAGAAGAACCCCGCTCTACTCCAGGTCTTCATCAACACGGTGCTGGGTGAGACGTGGGCGCTGCGGGAGAGGCTCCCGAATGGCAACGGCTCTATGATCGCCGGGAAGACTACCGAATCGGGTAGCGTGCCGCGCTGGCGGTTTGTTCCTCACGGCGGGCGCGACATTCAGAAGGACCGCATCGAGGTCGAGATTGCCGCCTGGGGCCGTGGCAAGGAGTCCTGGTCGGTCGATTACCGCGTATTCGAAGGGGACACCTCGCGCCCGGCGGTGTGGGAGAAGCTGACCGGCCTGCTGAATGAAAGCTTCACCACCGCATCCGGGCTGGAGTTGCCCATCCTGCAGCTCGCCGTCGACTCCGGGTTCGCGACCACCGAAGTTTACCAGTGGGCGCGGCGGCAGGGCGGGCGCGTGCTGGTGATCAAGGGCGATTCACGCACTCCGTCGCTGCTCGGTGCGGCTTCGCCCGTGGATGTGGGTCCGCTGGGCGCCAGGATCAAACGCGGGATTCGCGTGTGGCCGGTGAACTCCAGCATGGCGAAGGAGGAGTTGTACCGCTGGTTGCGTCTGGAACGGCCCACGGACGAGGACATCGAAAAAGGGAATATATTCCCACCTGGCTATTGCCACTTTCCGAAGTACAGCGACGAGTACTTCAAACAGATCACCGCCGAGCAGCTCGTCACGAAGCTCGTCAAAGGCTACCGGCGGCACGAGTGGCAGAAAATGCGCGAGCGCAACGAGGCTCTCGACTGCCGGGTGTACGCGCGCGCGGCGGCCAGCCGAATCGGCATCGAGCGCTTCCAGGAGAAGCATTGGGCCGACTTCGAGCGTCGCGTGGCGGCGCCTCCGATTCGGGATGGCGCGAAGCCGCCTGCACCGCGCACGCAGGCACCGCGCAGTCAGGTTCGCTTCAAGGTGGAAATCTAAATGGCGTTCACGCAGACCGACCTCGACGCTTTGGATACGGCGCGCAAGCTGGGCGCGAAGCGCATCCGGTTTCAGGACCGCGACTTTGAGTTCGATTCCGTCGACGACTACATCAAGCTACGGAACCTGATTCTCAACGACATCGCGCAACAGAACGGCCCACAGCAGATCCGCCAGGTGCGCATCTTTACGACGAACGGGTGGGGCAGCTAATTGGCCATCGAAACCCTAATGACGCTCGCCCGGCGCGCCGGGCATGAGCCGCTGGCAATCCCACCCCGCACGCGGGCGATGGGGACGTTCCCCTACGATGCGGCGGGCCGAGGGCGTCGCGGCATTGGTTGGAATCCGAGTCAACTCGGCCAGAATACGCTCCTGTATGCCCACGGGCTGGAGTTGCTTGCGCGCAATCGCGACGCGGTGCGCAACAGTTCCTGGGCGGCCGCGGCGGTGGATTCGTATGTGGCGAACGCGATCGGGCGCGGCATCCGCATGGTCCCGCAGCACCCCGATGAGCAGGTCCGCGAACTGATTCTGAAGAAATGGAACCGGTGGATCAGAGAGTCGGACGTCGAGTACGACCCGAACAATCCAGCCTCCGGCCAGACCGATTTCTACGGCCAGCAGATGATCATCGCGCGCGAAGTGATGGAGGCCGGCGAGGTGTTCGTCCGGTTCCGCCCGCGCCCACGAAAAGAGGGCCTGGCGGTTCCGCTGCAACTGCAGTTGATCGAAGCGGAGCAGTTGCCGCTGTGGCGCATGTCCTCGCAGGAGATGCCCACGGACAACCGCGTGCGCTCCGGGATCGAGTTCCGCCCCGATGGGCGGCGCGCTGCGTACCACTTCTGGCGCGCGCATCCTGGCGAAACGATGTTCTTTCCGCTCGATGCGATGTCCGTCGAGCGTGTGCCAGCGACAGACGTGCTGCACGTGTACAAGCCGATTCGCGCCGGCCAGTTCCGCGGCCAGCCGTGGCTGACATCGGTGCTGGCGAAGCTCTACGAACTGGAGCAGTACACCGACGCCGAGATCGTCCGCAAGAAGGTCGCGGCGATGATCACCGGGTTCATCAAGCAGGTCAGCCCGGACAATCCGATCATCCCGCCGGATCAGCAGCAGAACGGTCCGGGGCAGACTGACCCGGGCGCGCAGATCTCGAAGCTCGAACCGGGGACGTTCCCCGTTTTGAATCCGGGCGAGGAGGTGGAGTTCGCGGAGGCGCGCGACAGCGGGGATTTCAAGGCGTTCATCCGGACGTGCCTGCAGGCGTTCGCGAGTGGCGCGGGCCTGGCGGAATACCAGATCAGCGGGGACCTGTCGGGGATCAACTACTCGTCGATCCGCGCGGGCCTGCTGGAGTTTCGCCGCAAGTGCGAGCAGTTCCAGTATTCGGTTTTCACTTTCCAGGTATGCCATCCGATTTATCGCCGGTGGCTGCGGGAGGCGATGCTCGCGACTGGTGTTCGGCGTCGAACTGCTGACCGCTTACGACAAAGATCCCGAACCGTTCGAGGAGGTGCAGTGGGTGACGCCGGGCTGGCCGTGGGTCGATCCCGACAAAGGACATGAAGGCCGCCGAGCGCGCGATTCGAGACGGCCTTTCGACGCGTTCGATCGAATGCGCCGAGCAGGGGTATGACGCGGCGCTCATCGACTCACAGCAGAAGTCCGACAACGACCGCGCGGACAAGTTCGGCCTCTCCTACGACTCCGATGGCCGGAAGATCCTGACCGGGCGCAACGCTGGCATGACCGAGGAAGAGATCGAGAAAGACGCGGCGGGCGGAAAGATGGAGGCGCAGTGAAGCACCTGGCGCACGTTGCATCGCGGTTCGTGAACTGTCCGTTGATGATTCACCCACCGAAGCTGGAGGTGATCATCAAGGCCCTCGCGCCGCGGCTGGGTGTCGATCCGGACATTGTCTTCGCCAGCCGCGTACCGATGGACGCCACGGCCACGCTGATGGCCCGTTATGCGGACGCTGGCGAGGAGAGAGACTACGCCGTCATCGACGGGATCGCGGTGATTCCGGTCCAGGGCACGCTGCTCAAGAAGGAATCGTTCATGTCCGCGTGGAGCGGCGCGACCTCGTATGAGCAGATTCAACGCCAGGTGGCTACCGCCATCGATGACGCCAGCGTGCGCGCGATCCTGCTCGATATCGATTCGCCGGGCGGTGAGACCACCGGCTGTTTCGAACTGTCCGATTACATCTACTCTGTGCGCGGCATCAAGCCGGTGTACGCCGCCGCGAACGACATTGCGCTGTCGGCGGCCTATGCGATCGCGAGCGCGGCCAGCAAGGTATTCGTGACGCGCACGGGCGCAGTGGGGTCCGTCGGTGTGTACGCGCTGCACGTGGATCAATCCGGCTTCGACAAGGAGCTCGGCGCAAAGTACACCTACGTCTTCGCCGGCGAGAAGAAGGTCGACGGGAACCCGCACGAGCCACTGGCTGATCGCGCCAAGGGCGACATCCAGGAGGAAGTGGACCGCGAGTACGGGATCTTCACCGAGACCGTGGCGCGGAACCGGAAGGTCGCGAAGAAACAGATCGTCGCAACGCAGGCGGGGTTGCTGTGGGCTGACAACGCAGTGCCCCTGCTGGCCGACGCAGGTAGGGACGATTGACGATGCCATGAATGCGCTCATCGGATCGATGGGTGCGCGCAGTAGGACTTCAACCGCGGCGGCAGCCGCAATTCCAACCGAAGGGAGAGCATATGACCGAAGATGTGCAAGCCCTCGCCGCGAAGAAGGATGGCGAGGCCAGTGATAACGAAGCCAAGAAGTCGAAGAAGAAGCCGGACGAGGCCGACGCGAAGGAATGCGATTCCAAGCCTCCCGCCGATGACGACGAAGACGACGAGGACGAGGAAGACAGCAAGCCCAAGAAGGACAGCAAAAAGAAGGCGGCTGCTTCGGCGCTTACCGTCACCCAGCCGGGCGGCATGCGGGCCGAAGCCGACATCGAGGCCATTGGCGCGTTGTGCAAGATCGCCGGGTGCCCGGAGCGCGCCGCCGAATTCCTCACGAAACGCAAGTCCAACGGCCAGTATCTCGGCGTCGCGGACGTGAGCGAGTTGCTCACCAATTCCCGTGTCGCCGAAAGCGAGAGTCACATGATCACTTCTCACGTCGATCCGAATAAGGGCGCGACCGCCCGCATGCAGGATCTCGAAGCTGAAGCCACGGCTTTCGCGCGCCAGAACAAAGGCGCGACTCTGGACAACCTCTACGTGCACGGCCAGTCCCGCGGCATCACCAAGGAGCAGGCGGTAGCGCGGGCACTGGAAGCGCACCCGGAAACTTACGCGGCCTATCGAAACCAGCACAATGCGGCCGCGCTGGTCCGCACGCTGCAGAACGCTGGCCTGCAAATTGTCCAGCGGTAAAGGAGAACTCAACATGGCTTACGAACAGACTTTAAGAACTATCGGCGCTCCGGCGAGCGCAGACCTGAGCGCATCTCAGTTCTGCTTCATGACGATTAACTCAAGCGGTCAGCTTGCCTTGCCCTCGGCTGGCGGTGATGCTGACGGCATCCTGCAAGACAAGCCCAACGGCGTGGGCGTCGAAGGCGAGCTCGCGGTGCTGGGCATCAGCAAGCTGGTGGTGGGCACCGCTGGTGTCACGTGCGGCGACCTGCTGACCACCGACGCCAACGGCAAGGCCGTGACCGCCACCACCGGAAACAAGATCCTCGGCCGCGCGCTGGCGACCGGCGCCTCCGGCGTCATCATCCCGGCGCTGATTCAACAGAAGGGCAAGCTGTAATCGTCAGCGGCCCGAACAAAGAAAAGGAGAACAAGTAAATGCCTCAACCGACTTTGAGCGATGTACACGTAAATCGCCCGCTGACGAACATCTCCGTGGCGTATAGCCAGGAGGCGGCCGGCGTGGAGTTCGTCGCGGATCGCGCATTCCCGCCGATCCCCGTCGAAAACAAGAGCGACCTCTACTGGACCTACAAGCGCGGCGACTGGAACCGCGACGAGATGCAGAAGCGCGGCCTCTCGATGGAATCCGCGGGCGCCGGGTATGGCCTCGATTCCACGGGCACGTACAACTGCGACGTGTGGGCGCTTCACAAGGATGTGGACGACCAGGTCCGCGCGAACAGCGACTCGCCGCTCGCGCCCGACCGCGATGCCACCATTTTCCTGACCCAGAAGGCGCTCATCCGGCGCGAGAATCAATGGGCCACGCAGTACTTCAAGACCGGCCTTTGGACCGGCGAAGTAGCTGGCCAGGCGACCTCCGACAGCACGCACGTCGTGTACTGGGACTACGCCACCTCCAGCCCCATCACCGATATTCGCCACGCCAAGACCCAGGCGCGGCTGAACTCCGGCGGCTTCGTGCCCAACATCGGCGTCTTCTCGCGCCCGGTGTTCGACAAGCTGGTCGATCACCCCGATTTCATCGACCGCACCAAGTACGGGCAGACCGCGCCGAACCCGGCGATGGCCACGCGCCGCATCATCGCCGAAATCCTGGAGTTGGAAGACGTCCTGGTGATGGACGCCGTCTACAACACTGCGGCCGAGGGCGCCACCGAATCGAACTCCTTCATCGGCGGGCTGGCGGCGGGTCTGTTCTACCGTCCGAAGAACGCCGGGCTGATGGTGCCGAGCGCCGGTTACACCTTCAACTGGACCGGCTTGATCGGCTCCATGGGCGGCGCGGGCCTCCGTATCAAGACCTTCCGCATGGAGCACTCTGGCCTCCGACCGGGTCGAGATCGACTCGGCCTTCGCCATGGCGCAGGTCTCCAAGGACTGCGGCTTCTTCTTCAACAACGTGATCACGGCGGTGTAACTATGTTCCTCCGCAAACTCTCGTGGGCGCAATTGACCAAGGGCGGCGTGCCACCGCTGTTCGTGCTGCGCCCGCTGCCTGGCGGGTTCACGCCGCCCGAAGTCGGAGCCGAGTACCCGGCACCGGATCCGGTTGACAAGTTCCAGCTGACGCGGGCCCGTCAGATGTATGAGCAGCGCCGTATTGGTACGCGGCTGGAACTCGAGGTGGCGCTCGCCAAGTCGGCCGCCGCGCCGGTGAAGGCAGAGAAACCGGCGAAAGCCAGGAAGGAGAAAGCGAATGGTCGAAATTAAGAAGGTCCCGGTCAATGCGCCGGAGTTCCAGAGCAACGGCCGCACCCGAAGTTGAAGGGCGTCTTTCTGTCGCTGCAGAAGCTGTTCTTCGCGAGCCAGCAGGCGGGAACCGGATCGAGCCAGAGTATCGCCCACGGCTTGGGCGCGGTGCCAGCCGGGGTGCTTTGCATCCCGACGGACGGCGGCACCGTCACGTATGGCACGCACACGTCGACGAATGTGGTGGTGACGGTGACGAATGCGAAGCACTTCGACGTGCTGGCCTGGCTATGACACCGACTTCCCTGGGCCGGGTGAATGTGCCGACGCCTGGAACGCCCGTCCATCTTGCCTCGACGCGCACGCCGTGCTGCCGCATCCGTGTGCAGGTGATCGCAGGGCTGACTGGGAAGATGTACTTCGGCACTGCCAGCGTCAACAAGAGCACGTTGGCCGGAGTTATCAAAGAGCTCTGGCCGAATTCGGGCGGTGGGGTGGACGACTCCTACGAGGTGTGGTCCGGCACGGATTCGGACACACTCGATCTTTCTGATTACTGGATCGACGCGGCAATCGCGGGCGAGGGGTTGATCGTGTCGTATTGGAACAAACCCTCGTGGACGTATCCCGCAGGTTAGCCGATGGCCTGGTCTGATCTCGTCAACACGATGGATGGCGCTTGCCTCGCCACCTTCGGCACGACCGTGACTTTCACGCCCGCAGGAGGGTTCGGGCGCGCAGCAGATCACTGGCATCATCCAGCATCCGGCGATGGCCGAAGACTACGTGCCGGGCGGTGTCCAGGGCACGTCCGTGGTTCGGCTGTTCATGCGCTTCGCGAATATCACATCCGCCGCCGCAACACGGCGACACCGTCACGATAAACGGCATCGTTTACGACGTTGTCGATGTGGACGTGGATGCGCAGGGTGGCGCGGTGCTGAAGCTGAGGGTCACGTAGATGCTGAATGCCGCACCGATCACGGATGCCATCGCGAGCGTGCTCCTTTCGATCCCCGAGTTGAGCGCCGCGATGGGCGGCGGATCAGCGCGTTTCACTTTCGCCTCGGGCAGGAGCATCGTCTCGCCGAGGCCATCTACAAGATGCCCGCGCCGTCCATGCTCGTCGCCTGGGAAGGCACAAAGGGCGGCAACTTCGACGGCCAGACTATTTGGAAGCACCGTTGGGGAATCTACTACCGGATGGGCAACGCGGCCGGCGTCGCCGACCCGGTGGGCTATGAGGACCTGTGGTCGATCACCTGTAACCGCCCTCCAGGCGGAAGCGGGCCCAACATCCGCTATCTGCAGATCTACCCCGGTCTGGACATCATGGACACGCCGAGCATCGATCACGAACTGGATGAAGACCTGATCGACCGCTTCAAAGGCGTGTTCGTGATTCCGGAGATTGGAGACAACTGATGGACGAGCAAGAGAACAAGCCCATGCGTGAGACTGTGCGGCTGCGCCACCCGCACACCGGCGACGTGCAGGAAGTGGAGGCCACGCCGGAGAAACTGGTGCCGTTGATGGGCCTGGGTTATGTGCAGGTCAGGGAGGTGAATGAGTAATGCCCGCGAGAGTACAGCAGTTAATCATGGGCCTTGGCAAAGGCAAGCAGACCAACATTGCCACGGCTGGCACGACGTTTCTGCGCTTTAAGAAGCTCGACACCGGCCTGACCACGCCGAAG